CCGGAGATGGGCTGGCTCCCGAGCATCGCCGGCGATGCCGTCGATGGTGGCTTCATCGAGCTCCCCGACGCGTCGGGGGTGCTGTCATGGTGATGCAGTCGGAACCCCAAGACCTGGACGCGCCTGTCGATCCGGTGCTCATCGACTCGGTGGTTTGTGCGTGCTGCGAGCAGCGCGTCGTCCCCGACGCCGTGCCTCGCTTCCCCGAAAGCTACGTGTGCCGAACATGTCTCGCGTGGCTGCGGCTGTTCCACCTCGACCCCGGGACCGCGGGCACCGCCACCATCTGCGGGCCGGCCCAATCGATCCGGAAGGTGCTGACCGGGCAGCCGATCAGCCCCGCCGAGCAGCGCGCCGACCAGTCACCCGCCGTCACGATCAACGTGCCCCGCGAAACCGCCGACGCCTGGAACGCCCTGATCTACGCCCCAGCCGGTGACGACCGGCCCCGCGGACACCTGGCAGCCGTCCGATGAACACCGAGCTGAAGGCGATCATCGAGCAGGCCACCACCGCGCATCCGCACGCGGGGCCGGAGGAGCTCGCGCACCACGTCGCGAACAACCTTCCCGCGGACCGGCTGCGTGACTACTGCCGCGACCTGCTCGCCCCGGCATGCCGCACCGTCATCAACCAGCAGCGCCGCGGCCACACCCCGCCGCCCGCGCCGAAACCGCAGCCGCGGCCTGGGCCGCCGCCGTCACCGAAACTCGAGGAACGCCGCTCCTGGTGGCGCGACATGCTCGCCCAACCCGTCCAGGTCGGCGCCGACGGCACGTCAAAGCCCCTCGGCGACTTCACCATCGACGACCTCGAACTCGCAGCGAAGGAACGCCAAGCCCACATCGACCGCCTCGAGGAACGCATCACCACCTTCAAGCGGCTCGTCGCCCTCATGGTGCAGCACGGTGTCCACACCGTCGCCGAACTCCCCGAGCAGGAGCAATGGGGGACCGAAGCATGACTACAACCATCGAACTTGCCGGCGACCCTAGTACTCGCGGCGACCAGCCAACCTGCGTCGCCGGCACCACACCCGCTGAGCGTCATTGTGCAGTCGACACCCCTTCAACACGCGCGCTCAGCACCAACCAACCCGGCCAGAGGGTTCACGACACCCAGAGGGACTCCGCCGGTACCACCCCGCCGGCCAATGAGCCACCGACACCCGAGCCAGACGTGCCGGCGGGGCCAGACCACCCGCCGACCATGATTCGTGCGACACCCATAGTCGTGACGTCGGCGGGACCAAAGCCGGACCCGGCCAAAGCTGAATCGACACCCAACTCGCCTACGCCGGGCCTCCACTCGTCCCCAGCGGCCATACCGGACACGCACACCATCAAGCAACCGCCGCTGGGGCCAATCCTCGCCGATCCCGTTCTCGGACTGTTCGCCGACATCCTCGACGACCTCGAATCGGTGCGCATCGCCAACGCCAACCGGCTCCGACAACTCACCGACACCAGCGAGCACGGCCACGGCTTATCGCTTCATTCGCAGGAAGTGAAGCGCCTCGCTTCACTCGTCGCGACGTTGGAGGAGTCCGAGCACCAGGCCGTGCTCAACCTGCAACGCGCCATGCGCGCCCACCCGCTCGGCGCCTGGGTGAAACAGACACGCGGAGTGGGGGAGAAGCAAGCCGCACGGCTCCTCGCCGCCATCCGCGACCCCTACTGGAACGACCTCCACCAGCGACCCCGAATCGTCTCCGAACTCTGGGCCTACTGCGGCCTCCACGTCGTCCACCTCGGCGGCCAAGAAGCATCCGCGCCCCATGTCGATGGCGCCGCCGGGGTGGCACCAACACGCCGCCGCGGCCAGAAAGCCAACTGGAACAACCAAGCCCGACAACGCGTCTGGCTGATCGCCGCCTCCTGCATCAAGTGCGCCGACTCCCCGTACCGCGACGTCTACGACGCCGAGCGCGCCAAGTACGCCGACGCCGTCCACGCCGCCCCATGCCCGCGCTGCGGGCCCGCCGGAAAACCAGCGCAACCCGGCAGCCCGCTGTCGGCCGGCCACCAACACGGCCGCGCCATGCGCCGCATGTGCAAAGAAATCCTCCGCGACCTCTGGCGCGAAGCCGCACGCATCCACACGGAGGCCGCGGATGCCTGACTACCACTCGAACGACAACACGTGGGATCGCCGCGACCCGCCCGATCCGCACGAGCAGCGGTGCACAAAGTGCGGCGGCCAAGGAGGCCGCCACGACGACCGATGCAGCACGTCGCCGACGCTCGAACAGGTGTTGCACGGAGTTGATGTCGACGCGCTGAACGCCGCGCTCGACCTCGTCGGCCGCACCGGCGCACACCAACTCGACATCGGCTACCTCAACGACGACGTACCCATCGACCAAGCCGACTGGTACGCCACCGCCACCTGGCGCGGCGCGAAACTCATCGTCGAACACCGAACCGGACCTGTCGAAGCTGCAGAAGCCCTCGCCCGCAAGCTCATCAACGGCGCCACCTGCACGCACTGCAGCCGGGTGATGAGTCTGTCGGGTGATCGAGCCGGTGTCTGCCGATGGACCCGTCACGGCGACAAATGGGTCCGCGGCTGCAGCGACACCCACCCTGAAGGCGCACGCAACACCGAACTCGTGCGCGACTTCACCGACCGGTACGGCAAGCGATGACCGCGGCCGCGTCGATGGAGGGAGATCCGTGCCGCTGCTGGACGACTAGCCCGCCGCTGCCGCATTCCGGCCATTGCTGCTTCGGCTACCCCGACCCCGACGGCAACGTCTATCAGCGAGGCCAGGAGCCACCCTGCGGGCACTGGCATCCCAACGTGCCGCGTCCGGCGAAGTTCACCGACCAGCAAGCGCGGGCGTGGGTGGCACGGCGGTGCATCGAGTGCTTGACCACCCCGGCGCGAGCCGGGGGCTACCTGTGCGACGGGTGCCACAAAACGCATGAACGGAGGACCGCGTAATGGGTCTGCCTTGGGTCCGATTGGACTCACAATTCGCGTCGAACCCCAAGATTCTCGCCCTGATTGAGGAGAAAAAGTTCCGCGCAGCGTTCGTGTGGACAGCCTCTCTCGCCTACGCCGGATCGCACGGGACCGATGGTTTTCTGCCCAGCTCCTGCCTGCCTTTCCTCCACGCCACGAAGGCCGATGCCAAGGCGCTCGTCGAGGCGCGGCTGTGGCTCGAATGCATCGGCGGCTGGGAAATCAACAGTTGGAACGAGTACCAGCCGTCGAACGCCGAGACCCAGGAACGCAAGAAGCGCGCGAAGGAGGCCGCGATGAAGAGGTGGCACGGATGATGCGCACTGCCGAAACCTCATGCCAAACGCATTGCCCCTCGCATATGCCGGACGCAATGCGGATCGTCGATGCACGTACGGACGGACGGACGGACTTACGGAGAATCTCACTCACCTTGGGTAGAAATCTCGCGCTGAGTAACGCGCGCGAGGTGGCAGCGAGATTGGCTCCGATCCAACGCATGAGCGCCGCTGCGCGTCGCCACGAGGCGGTGCCGAATGCCTGACCGATACGGCGATGAAACCCCAGCAGTCGCCGACTTCGACTCCCGGCGACGCGCTCGCGAGGCGAAGGAAGCTGCAGAATGCGCCCGCCAACAACGCCAACGCCTCACCGAGACCCGGACCACCCACGCCCCACTGACACGCGACCAGTCCGAAGCCGGCCGCAGACACCAACGAGCCGTCACCGACCGGGCCGACGCACATCGAAACAAAATCCGAATCGCCAACTGCGGTCTCTGCGACGACGACGGATACCGAGGCGCCACCGTCTGCGACCACATCGACCACAGCGCAGCCGCCCGACGCGGCATGGCCAAGATCCGCGCCGCACTCGCGAAAGACACCGACCAGTGACCAATCAGCGCCCACCCATGACCCCCGCCGAGCACCTCACCCGCGCAGAGGCCGAACGCGCCGCAGGAGACGACCAGGCCGCCCGCACACACGCCCTCCTAGCCATCGCAGGGGCGCTAGTGGCGCAGATGCCGAAAGAGACCCCGCCTGACGACCCGATGACCGAACTCGGCTGCACCGCAGGAACCGTCGGCCGCTGCATCGCCGAATCCGTCGGCCTCTGCGATCTGCACCCGCCGGCCCGCTACATCCACGACTGCGGGCTCGACCATGACCACCCCGGCGGACACGAATGCGCGTGCGGGCATCGATGGATCGAGGTCGACGAGTGAGCATCGAGCTATCGATGCTTGTCGAGGGCGAATGCCACTGCGGCGAGGTCTATCCCATCGGCGAGTACCCCCACACCTGCGTCCACCACGTCGTGTGCGCATGGGGTGTCATCGAACACCCCCGCGCCCGGCCCGACCTCGGTGAAGTCGGGCCGCTGACGCTCGTCACAGCGACATTCATCGACGAACTGCTGCGCGACGGGCCCGTGCTGTGGCACCGCGGCCCCTGCGACCGCACGACGTGCCGGTGGGAACGCAACAGCGCCACAGAGCGCGCCGGCCGACTGTTCTTCCACAGCGACTACGCCGACCAACGCTGGACATGGGAACTGTTCGACACCCACTGGGCCGACGGCCGCCGCGCCGCGAAGCTCTACATCGGAAGGTGGCCCGACTGATGACCACCCTCAGCTTCTTCGTCCCAGGCAAGCCCGCACCCCAGGGCTCCAAACGCCACATCGGCCGCGGCCGAATGCTCGAGAGCAGCAAGGAAGTCGGGCCCTGGCGCCAACGCGTCGCGATCGCCGCCCACAACGCCATGACCACCGCACGGATCCCGCTGCTCACCGGCCGGCCCATCACCCTCGAGCTCGACTTCGTCATGCCCCGGCCGCAGCGCACACCGCGCTCCACACCACCGGCCATCCGCCGCCCGGACACGGACAAGGTGTCCAGGGCAGTGCTCGACGCGCTCAGCCACACCGTCTACGCCGACGACGCCCAGGTCGTCGACCTCCACGCACGAAAACGCCTCGCCGCCATCGACGAAACACCCGGAGTCCACATCACCGTCACCGCAGGAGAACCCGCATGAGCGCAGCCGCAGCCCGCCACCCCGACGGCGACCTCACCTACGCCATCAACCGACTCCGCCACGCCATCAACCGACTCACCGAACCCACCCGCCAATACCGCGGCAACCGCTACCACGAAGCCCCCGGCCTCTACACGCAGCTCCGCGACTCCATCGTCGGCGAACAAGGCACCGGCAACGGCACAGCACGATCCATGCCCCCACTATGGGTCGACGCCGCCGACAACCTCCACAACATCGACCTCATGGTCAGCATTTGGCAACCCGGGTACCGCGGCGTCCCACCCACCATCGCCCGACTCCGACACATCGCCCGCCGCACCTGGAGCACCGAACAAACCCGCTCCGTCCACAAAATGGCCGGCATCATCGACGCCTGGGCCGACGACATCGAACGACTACTCTCACCGGCGAGCGTGAAGCACATCTCCGCCCCATGCCCCGCCTGCGGCGCCGAAACCGCCTACCACCGCGACTCCGCCGGCGAAACCGTCCGCAACCCCGCCCTACAACTCACCGCACACGGATGCGAATGCCAAAACTGCCACACCACCTGGGCACCCGACCGATACCTCTGGCTCTGCCGCGTTCTCGGCTTCGAGCTCCCGGCCGGGGTCCTGGAATGACACGTCGCCCAGTTAACGGCGAACCGTGAGCATCGCGAAGCTGCTGTACCAGTTACCTCCGAGGACCGCCATCCGCTAAGGCTTCTCGGTGTAAGTGATCGGCTTCTCGGTGTAGGAAATGACCCCGTTTTCGTCGGGGAAGAGTTGCTCGAATTCCACGCCGTCGACGTTGTGCTGGTACCTACCGAAAGCCTTGCTGATCTGGTCTTGCAGCGGCTGCGGTATTTCGAAAGTGGATACGACCTTCAGGCTCGTCTTACCGTCAGGGAACCTGGTCTGTTCGACGTGGAACGTGCCCCCTTCGCCCCTATGATGCCAGTTGGTCTCGTCAACCGCGAGCACCCCAGCTACGAACCCGTTAACCCAGTCCTTGCTCAGTTCCAGACCACTAGCCATGTGATTCACACTACCGTTTTGCTCGACGCCTCGGCGACGACCGGGTCACCAGTTGGGGTAGGGCCAGGGCATAGGCGCGCTGGCGTCAGTCACTAGGTAGTAGAAGCAACGGAAGTGAAGGTAAGCGAAGAAGAGGCACGCCGCCCCCATCGCAACGACGGCAAGCGCGAGTCCAGCGGTGACTTCGTCGTCGTCCTCCTTCTTTAGAGCGTCACGGGCCAACGACACCGGCAACCACACGCAGAACGCGGCGATGCCGAACAGGTAGACCGTGACGGATGCGGCTCGGGCGAAGTCGCCGTGGAAGCGCTCGAGAACGTTTGGCCATAGACCCAGAAACCTCGTGGCAAAGAACCCCAGAACAGCCACGATCACGCTACCGATCACGTTGACCAGAACATCGCGGCCCAAGCTGTGCATGTCCCCCCTTGTCTCCGGGGGAAGGTGTACCACGCGCATCAACAAGGCGCTGCCAGGACGACCTTGCACGCCATCAATTTGTCGTGCAGACTGGACCACGCGCTACCAGTGTGTCCACACCACGGTGGCGCATCGTCGTATCTGGAGCCGGTGATCACCACCCGGCCGCCCTTCCCGCTCATCAGCCCCCTGGAGCGCCCATGAACACCGCTGCCGCAGCTGCCGTCTCCAAGGCGCTCGCCGAAGGCCTCACCCACCCCGGCGACGAACACCGCGAAGCCCACGTCGTTCCGCTCGCCATGTTCCGCACCACCGGCCTGGACGAAGACACCACGAAACAGGTGTCCGCCATCGCTGCCGACACCGGCACGGCCATCGTCCACACCCTCGAAGCCGAGTTCGACATCCTCCCGAAAGCCGAGGCCGCGCAACTGCGCGCCGCCGCGGCCCACGTGGATCCGAACCGCACCATCAACGTCCACTGCCACTGCGGCCAATGGCTCTTCACCATGACCGTCCGCGACTTCGACACCACCAACCCGAAAGTCAACGGGCCCGCCATCATCGCCGCCATGCAGCAATACCAGCCCGAATGCGGCCGACACACGGAAGGCGTGTGATGGTCAACCCGATGGCCCGGCTGAAGATCGTCGTCGACGGCGAAACCCTCGTCGACCACAACCCCGGCGACTGGCAGCAGCCCCAACCCGAGAACATCGCCGAACGCATGCAGCGGTTGGCCCAAGGCGGCGGCATGCAGCAGCAGCCCTGGCGCGCACCACTACTCGTCGCCATCGGCCCATACCTCGCACAGGGCAAGGCCGTCACCGCAGAGGTTAAGACACACACCGGTGGATACGTGCTGGCGGTCGACCACGGTGCCAGCACGTAAGAGCACCACCACAGCCAAGGGCCTCGGCTGGCGGCATCAGCAGCAGGTCAAGCAACTCATCGGGAAGCTCATCGACGGCACCCTGTGCTGGTGGTGCGGCCTACCGATGCACCGAGACAAGACCCGCAACTGGGACAGCAAGCAACTCGCCGGCGACCACAGCCAAGCTCGAGTGGTCGGCGGCACCATCGCCGACCGACTACTCCACGGCACCTGCAACAGCCAACGACAAGACGGCCGACTCGACCACCTACGCCCCGTCATCCTCGGCTGCCACCCCAAGCAATGGGCAGCAGCACTCAAAGCCCAAGGCGTCGGCATCACACTCACCGACACCACGACATCCCTTGCAATGGACTGGGACTGATGCTCTACCTCATCGTCGGACCACCCGCCTCAGGCAAGTCCACATGGGTCAAACAGCACGCCCAACCCGGCGATATCACCGTCGACTACGACGCCATCGCCTCGGTACTCACACCACCAGGCGGCGACCCACACGACCAGCCAGCCCACATCAAGACGGTCACCAAGGCGGCGCGCCGCGCAGCCATCGACCAGGCCGTCGCACTCAGCCACACCATCGACGTCTACGTCATCCACTCCTCACCGAGCGCCCGCCTGCTCGACCACTACCGCACCCAGGGCGCCGAACTCATCGTCATCGACCCCGGCTACTCGACCGTGATGGAGCGATGCAAACGCGAACGCCCCTGGCGCATGCAGCAGGCCGTCAAGGAGTGGTACGCCGACCGCGACCGCTACAGCACCGCCCGCACCGAGGGCGCCACCGCGATGCAATGGTGAAGTTTGCTGGCGCGGCTGGCGTGTTTGCTGCACGCGGTGGCGAACCCGCAGGTCAACGCACACGCCGCACGCGACTCACTCGACCGCAAGCGTCTGACCTGCGGAAACGCCGCGACCAACACCCCCGGCCGGAAATCTTGGAGGGGGCCAGCCGCCTGACCCCGCACCCTTCCATCAGGTTTCCCTCCCCAGGGTGAGGCGTTGGGAAATCGGCCTTGGCGGGCCTTTGGGTGTTTGCTGGCTGGTCGGAGGTGTTTGCTGTGGATGACCCGTTGAAGCCGGCGAACCTCGGTGTTCGTGCTGATGCGTTGTGGTCGGCGCTGGTCAAGCCGACGTCGTCGATCGCGGACAAGGTGCTGATCGGTGAGGCATGCCGGCTCGCTGACCGTCTCGACACCTACGACGCGCAGATCGCATCCGACCCCGAAGCCGACGTCGCCGCCGAGGCACGGCTGGCTGCCGCCACACTCGCTCGTCTGCTGGCGCAGCTGCAGCCGGCGGCGAAGTCGGCGCCGCAGGCCAACCCCAAGGGGACGTTCAAGGATGAAGTCGCTGCTCGCCGAGCCGCGCGGCAAGCAAACGCCTCGGGTTAGTCACATCCCCGCGGGGGAGTGGGATTACTCGGCGGGCGAGGACGCGCTGGCCGCCGCGGAAGTGGTTGGGCGGGAGAGCCTGCCGTGGCAGGAGCTCGTCGTGCGCGAAGGCATGGCGACCGCTCTCGACGGGAAGTGGCGGGCCTTCGAGGTCGGTGTGCTCGTCAGCCGCCAGAACGGCAAGAACGGAGCGATCGAGGTCGTCGAGCTCGGCTGGATGGTCAACGAGCCCGGTGTGTCGATCCTGCACACCGCGCACGAGTTCCAGACGGCGCTCGAGTCGATGGACAAGCTCGAGTCGCTGATCCGGTCGCATCCGAAGCTGGAGAGCGACATCACCGTTCGCCGCGGCAACGGTAAGGAGTCGATCCGGCTGCACAACGGGTGCAAGCTGCATCCGCGGGACGAGTGGGGTTCCCGAGCTGGCCAGGATGACGACGAAGCAGCTCCGAAGAGTCGCCGGCGGTGCGTGTGTTCGGTGATCCGGTTCCGTACCCGCACGAAGTCGGGTGGTCGTGGCTTTTCGGTGGACCGGTTGGTGATCGATGAGGCGATGATCTGGTCGCCGGCGTCGCAGGCGGCGATCATGCCGCTGCTGACGACGGCGAAGAACCCGCAGATCTGGTATCTGGGGTCGGCGGCCGACGAAGAGACCCACGAGTACTGCCACAAGTGGGCGTCGCTGCGGGCCCGCGCGCAGGCTGGTGGTGAGCAGCGGCTGGTGTGGCTGGAATGGTCCGCACCGGAGCCGCCGGAAGACCAGGAGTTGCGACAGGAATGGCGCGAGGACCGCGAGAACTGGGGATGGTCGAACCCCTCACTCGACTACCTCGTCACGGAGCAGTACATCGCCGACGAGATGGCGTCGTTCCGGAAGAACCTCGAGAAGTGGGAGGTTGAGCGCCTCTCGACGGGGCGGTGGCCGAAGGATTCGGTCGACCTGTTCTCGGTGTTCGACGAGGAGAAGTGGCGCGACGGCGGCACGTCGGGGGCGCAGCTGGTGGGGCCGCGGGTCGTCGCGGTGCACCGGCCGCGGAACCGGCAGTCGTGGGCGATCGTGGCGGCGCAGTGGACCGCGGCGGGCCGGATTCACGTCGAGTTGGGGCCACGTCGTGACGGCTCCCACGCGGGTGTGGCGCAGTATCTGGTCACCAAGGTGGGGGATTGGGATCCGCTGGCGTTGGTGATCGATTCGAAGTCGGCGGCCGCGGTGCTCAAGCACCTGCTGCTCGAGGCGGGGATCGAGCCGACGATGACGACGGCATCGGATCTGGCGTTGGCGTGCGGCGGGTTCCTCGACGACGTGAACGACGGCGCGATCTCGCACAGCAGTCAACCGGACCTCAACGATGCGATCGCCGCGGCGGTCAAACGTGACCTTCCGGGCGGCGGATTCGCCTGGGAGGAAGGCGACAACGCCGCCCTGGCCGCGGTGCTGACGGCGGCGTCGTTGGCGCACTGGGCTCTGCGCGAGTTCGGGCCCACGCTCAAGCCGATGCCGGCCGCCCCGACGGTCAGCACGAAGTCCGCTTCGACCCCTCAGACCGGCGTGACCGACGAATTTAACGCGCTCACCGCAGCGTTCTGACCGAGAGGAGCAGCGTGGCAACGAAAATCGCCGCTCCTGTCGTCGAGAAGGGCTACGTCAACGCCTCCGGCGGTGCCATGGACCCCTGGGGTGGTGCTCTCGACCAGTTTGAGCGGGTCGAGGAGCTCACCTGGCCGTATTCGGTGTGGACGTACGCCCGGATGGCCCGCGAAGACGCCCGCATCGCGTCGGTGCTCCGCGCCGTGGGGTTGCCGATCCGCCGCACACGGTGGTGGATCGCCCCGAACGGCGCCCGGCCTGAGGTCGTCGAGCATGTCGCCCGAGATCTGGGACTGCCGATCGAGGACGGCGACGACGACGAGCCCAGACCCCGCACCCGGGGCCGGTTTTCGTGGCACCAGCACCTCCAGCAGGCACTGATGTGCCAGCAGTTCGGCCACGCCGTGTTCGAGCAGGTCTACGACCGCGAGTTGCTGCGCAGCACCGGCCGCGCGCACCTGAAGAAGCTCGCACCGCGGCCCCAGTCGTCGATTTCGTACTGGAATGTCGACCGCGACGGCGGGCTTATCTCCATTCAGCAGTGGCCGCCCGGAACGTTCAGCGCGGCCGGCATGGTCGTGATGTCACCGGCGTCGATGGGCGACGCGATTCCGGTCGACCGGCTCGTGGTGTACCTGCGTGACCCCGATCCGGGTGTGTGGACGGGTAACTCGCTGCTGCGGCCGGCCTACAAGCATTGGAAGCTCAAGGACGAGCTGATGCGCATCGAGGCCGCCGCGGCGCGCCGCAACGGCATCGGTGTCCCGGGCTTCACCGCCAGCGAGACCGAGTCGCAGGACCAGGATCGGCTCAACAAGTACGCCACGATGGCCACCCAGTACCGCGGTGGCGAGTCGGCGGGCTTCTCCATCCCGAACGGCGCGACGTTCAAGCTGTACGGCGTCGAAGGCAACCTGCCGGATCTGCGGCAGGCGATCGAGTACCACGACCGCCAGATGGGCATGGTGGCGCTGGCCCACTTCCTGAACCTCGACGGCAAGGGTGGCAGCTACGCCCTCGCATCGGTGCAGGCTGACACGTTCATCCAGTCTGTGCAGACCGTGGCCGAAGACATCCGCGACACCGGCCAGGCGCACGTCGTCGAGGACATCGTCGACGTCAATTGGGGGCCGGACGAGCCGGCGCCGCTGCTGATGTTCGACGAGATCGGGTCGCGACAAGACGCAACGGCCGCGGCGCTGCAGATGCTCGTCGGCGCCGGCCTGCTGACACCGGATCCGCGTCTGGAGAGCTTCATTCGGCAGGCGACCGGCCTTCCCGGGCCGGACCCGGACGCCCCGCCCCCCGACGAGGAGACCGACCCGGACGCGCCCGAGGGCGAACGCGATGAACAGCCATCGGCGCGGATGCGCCCCCGCGGCCGCAGCCCCAAGGACCGACGCAAGAACCCGGACGGAGCGATGAAGCTGTGGTAGATCGACGACGGCTGTCGCGGCCGAACAACAGCGGCGCTGCGCGACCGTGGTTCCGCATTCAGAACAAGGCCGACGACGCCACGGTGGCGCAGATCGACATCTATGACGAGATCGACTGGTTCTGGGGCGTATCGGCCGTCGACTTCCGCAACGACCTCAAGCGGCTCGGCGACGACGTCACGACCATCGACCTGCACGTCAACTCGCCCGGCGGCGATGTGTACGAGGCCATCGCGATCATGAACACGTTGCGCCAGCACGACGCCCGAGTGGTCACCACCATCGACGGTATCGCTGCATCCTCAGCGGGATTCATCGCCGTCGGCGCCAGCGACGAACTGATCATGGCGCCCAACTCGGAGATCATGGCCCACCTTCCGTGGGCGATCGTCGTCGGTGACGCGTCCGACATGCGTAAGACGGCCGACGACCTCGACCGGATCGGAAACAACATTGCGTCGATCTTCGCCGACCGCGCCGGCGGCACCGTTGACGAGTGGATGGCCGTGCTCACCGAGGAAACGTGGTGGAGCGCCCAGGAAGCCGTCGACGCCAAGCTCGCCGACCGCGTCCTCACCAAAGACGCAGAGACGAAGGCGAAGAACCGATTCGACCTGTCGGTGTTCAACCATGCGGGGCGCTCGAACGCGCCAGCGCCGCGATTCCCCCGGGCGCGCAACCAGACCCCTCAGCCTGTCGAGGCCGAGGCAACCGAAGAAGGAGAGGAGCCCACTGTGGCAACCCTGAGTGAGAGCGCGCTCCAGAAGCTCGGCCTCGACGCCGAAGCCGACGAGGCAGCAATCGAAGCGGCGATCGGCGAACTGGCCGACCGCGCCGAGAAGGACGACAACGACGACACCGGACAGGCGCCGGCCGAGCCGACCGTCGACGACGTGGCGAAGGTGGCCGCCAAGTATGGCCTGACGGTCGTCGACAAGACGGTGCACGACCAGCTGGTCGCTGACGCCGCAGCCGGCGCCGAAGCCCGCGCGCAGCAGATCCGCGAGGCCAACGAGGCCACCGTGAAGGCCGCGCTCGCCGACGGGCAGATCACCCCGTCGAGCGCCGACACCTGGCGCAAGTCGCTCGCGGAGAACCGCGACGGCGCGCTCGCTCTGCTGGCCACCATCCCGAAGAACCGGGCGGTGCCGACCGGCGAGATCGGTCACGGCGTCAGCCGCGACGACAGCCCCGAAGACAGCGAGAAGGCCGAGGTCTTCTCGCTGGTCACCGGCCGCAACTACGGAGAGGGAGCCTGACCCATGGCCGATCACACCCCACTGTTCAAGCCGGGCCAGGAGGTCACCCTGACCGCCTCGGCCACCATCACCGGCGGGCAGGTCGTCATCGTCTCCGGTGACGAGACCGTCGCACCGGCGGCGGGCGCCTCAGCCGCGGCCGTCGGCGTGGCGAAGTACGACGCCGCCAGCGGCGCCAAGGTGGGCGTCGTCTTCGGCGGCGTCCACGAGTTGACGTCGACCGGTGCGATCGCCGCCGGCGACCCGGTCACCAGCGCCGCCGGCGGCGTGGTGGCGGCCTACAGCGGCACCACCTTCTCCACCATCATCGGCAAGGCGCTGAAGGCGGCTGCCTCGAACAAGGTCATCGTCCGGCTCTTCTGAGCCGCGCGGGAAAGAAAGCGAGAGAACCCAAATGGGAGAAACCTACCCGCCCGGCGCGCCGACGATCTCGGGCGACATCGTCTCGATCAACCGGTTCCTGAAGGACACCCCGTGGGTCGCGCGCGCACTGCGCTCGATTGAATCGGAGCAGTTCGTGTCCGACCGAATCCTGACCGGCCAGTCTTACACCGAGTCCGGTTCGGTGGCCTACGAGCAGGACGAAACCATCTTCGCCGACCGGTCGCCGCGCGCGATCGCCCCCGGCGACGAGTACCCGCTCACACCGATCAGCTCGGGTCCCGCGCAGTCGGCCAACACGGTCAAGTGGGGCCAGGACTCGGAGATCACCGACGAGTCGCTGAATCGCCGCAAGTACAACGCGGTGCAGCGGGCACTGCGCAAGCTGGTCAACTCGTCGGTGCAGAAGATCGACTCGATTGCCCTCTCGGCGGTCGTGTCGTCGGTGACGCAGTCCACGGCGGCCGCCCAACCCTGGGATGACAGTGCCACCGCGCCGAACATCCTGCGCGACGTCATGTTGGCGCAGACGCAGCTGCTGAAGCTCAAGCAGGGCTACAACCCCGATCTCGTGTTCGTCGACATGGACACGTTCGCCTACGTCAGCACCAACGACAAGCTCATTCAGATGCTGTCGCGGGAGATGCCCGGCGTGCAGAACGCCCCGGTCCTGCGCGGTTTGGACAGCCCGTTCATCCGGCAGATCGGTGGGCTCACGTGGGTCACCAGTCCGGTCGCGCCGATCACCAAGGCCGCGTTCCTGCTGGACTCCACGGTGTTCGGTGAGTTCGTCGACGAGATCCTGCCGGCACCCGGCTACGTGCGGGCCACCGGTGAGGGTGGCCGGCCGGTGTCCATGACGCAGGTCAAGACGATCCGCGACGACGACAACGACCGGTGGCGGGTGCGTGCAAGACGCATCACCGTGCCCGTCATCCTCGAGCCCAACGCGGGCTGGAAGATCACCGGGGTGCGGCCATGAGCTACCTGGTGACCGCTCCCCTGGTGATCGCGAAGGACCAGGCGGGCAAGCTGCATCACGTCTACGAGGGCGGGGTGATCCCCTGGCTGTCCGACGATCAGGCCGAGCACTTCGTGTCGACGGGTCTGGTCAAGAAGGTGGGTGGCGACGTCGGCCCGGTTGTGGCCGAACTCGGTTCGCCGACCCCGCCCCCCGACCCGGAGAACCCCGGCGCGGTGAAGACGACACCCGAGCCGGGTGTCACGAAGCCGCCGCAGGTGGCCACGAAGGACACCTGGGTCGAATACGCGGTGGCCCGCGGGTTCGATCGCGCTGAGGCCGAGGACATGACCAAGGCCGAGCTGATCGAGGCCCTGGGCTGACCGTGGCCGACACGTTCCTCGACGCAGCGGCGTTCGCCGCCATGTTCCGGCCGCTGACGGCGGCTGAGACGGGACAGGCGACGCCGCTGCTCGAGGTGGTGTCGAAGTGGATCCGGGACAACAAGCCCGGCATCGAGTACGACGACCCGGCCGCCAAGGTGGTGGTCTTCGAGGTCGTGCGAGAAGCATTGGTGTACGGCAAGTACCGGCCGCTCTCCTCGTTCCAGGACACCACAGCGCATCGCACCAAGGCCGGAACGTTCGACCCGAATGTGGCGCTGCAGTTCATCACCGACCGACACCGCGCCATGCTCGGCATCGAACTGACCACCGCGGCGCCGGTCGGCCACTTCAAGGTCGGCGACTACTGATGGACCTGCCCGGTGGTCAGACGATCTATCTCGTCGGCCCGGTGCTCGCCGCCAATCAGCGTGACGAGTTCTTGAAGCCGAAGCAGTCCGAGCAGGTGTTACGGGTCGACGGCTGCCTGTTCGAAGCGCAGACGCCGACACGGTCGTCGGCTGAGGTGCGGGCTGAGGGCGGCACGATCACCAGTGAGGTGCGGTTCGCGATCCTGCCCGTGGTGGACAACGTCATTCCGGCGTTCACGACGGCGGGTGAGCGCATCACGCTGCCGGCCACCGCACTCACGTCGCGGTGGGTGATCCGGTACGGCAGCCCGGTGGCCAAGGTGGGCCGGGACTATCAGATGCGTGGCGACGCGGTGCTCGAGGAAGACATCGACGGCGTCGCGTCGCACGTGTTCGCGATGTGCGAAAGGGAGAACGGCTGATGGCCAACGCTTTCGCCCAGTTCGGGATGTCCGACGCCGAGCTCATGGCGCACATCGCGGCGTCGGCCGAGGTGGACTCGGGCCTCGACGCGGTCATGGAGAACGAGATCGTGCCGTACGCGCGTAGTCTCGCGCCGGTGGACCGCGGCGACTACGCCGCCGGCATCAAGGTGACCGATAAGGCCAAGCACGGCAAGGGCACCGTCACCGCCACCCACTGGACGTCGCATTTCATCGAGGACGGCACCAAGGCCGACCCCGCTGGGACGAAGTCGCGGTTCGGCCCCAACACCCCGACACCGGAGTTCGCGGTCATGCAGCGCACCGCGAACCACTTCGGCGGCACGGTGGAGCGCGACGACGAATGACCGTCGAGCTGTTCGGCGAGGCCCCACCGAACTCGCTGACGTTCGTCCTGGCGCACCTACTGCCGCTGGCCGACTCGCCGGACCATCTCGGTATCGAGCGCCGCGAGGGCGGCCCGTTGCCGTTCTTCTGGGTGCACCTCCTCGACGAGGTTGAGTTCCTGACCGAGCGCAAGGTTGAGGCGCTGATCTCGCTGCACACGTTGGCTGAAGCGGTCGACGGCCTCGATGCCGACACTGTGGCGATCCGCGAGGGCGGCCGCGCACACCAGCGGATGCTCGTGCTCGCCGACAACCCCCTGACCGATGTGCCGATGCCTGACGGCACGCTCGCGAACTGCGAGTACCTCCGCACGCTGGAACGCCCGGTGCTGCGGGACTACGGCAGCGACACCATCTCCCGCACCAAGGCCGTGTATCGCATCGGCCTCTCGTTCGTCGCGCTCTGACTGGCTTCCCCGCAGCCAGATCGCGTCGCGGCTCGACGCCGCACCTTCGCAGCCCCAACCCATTTCGCCGGCGGCCCGCCTTCGGCGTTTCACCACCCCCATCGAAAGGGATACGTCCATGACACAGCCCGATACCGGCGTCGAGTGGGGCTCCAGCGGCTTCGCTGACACTGATGCCCGCTTCGCGATCCGCGGACCGCTCGTCGGCGTCGCGGTGCGCGACTACAACGGCGCTGCCACCAACATCAGCCCGCACGTGTTCAACCCGTTCTCGAAGGACGGCAAGCTGCGCGGCGACCTGTTCGCCCGGCGGAAGGTCGGCGGCTACTGGGTGACCAACCCCGAACCGAACGAGGGCTGGTTCTACTTCGGCGCCAACACCAAGGATGGGGGGCCCGAGCGCGAACCGGACATCGAGACGAGCGAGCTGGAGACCCTGCAGTCCCGAGTCCCGATCGAGGTCGACATGACCAAGCAGGGCAAAACGGTCAAGTTCACGCCGATCGAGTCGCTGAACCCGGTCGTGCGACGGGTCCGCAACAACCGGCCGCTGACCCGGCCGGACGGCACGATCCTCGTTGAAGACCCGGGTCAGGTGGACTACTTCACGGGCACGCTGCTGGAGGCCGACTTCGTGCCGCGTCAGCTTCTACTGGTGCGCGCCCGGTCGCGGGCGGGCGGCAAGCTCTACACCGTCGAGCCGGTCCCGATGTGCAAACTGACCGGCAGTGGTGCGGCGAAGATGTCCCAGGAAGACGCCGACGCCGGCGAGCTGACGTTCTCGCTTGAGCCGGACCCGTTCTTTCTGGTGCCCGACGACGACGGCAACCTCGTGCCCGGCCTCGACGGCGAATGGGTCGGCGGCAAGGGCTGGACCACCATCGGCGGTGTTCCCGTGCTCTCCTCGACGGCGCCGGTGGCGACGCCCACCACGGCGGGCAAGGCGACCCTGGCGTTCGCCGATCCGACCGGCACCGGCGACCCGTGGACGATCCAGCCGGAGCAGTCGCCCGACGGCACCACCTGGACCGCCGCCGAACTCGACACCCCGAACGCCGTCGTGTCGGCGTCCGGCACCACCACGGTGAAGGTGAAGGGCCTGTCGGCCGGCTCGGTTCGACTGCGCGCGAAGGTGACCGGCACCAACGGTTCGACGGCCACTACGCCGCCGTCGGCTCCGATCACCGTCACGTAGCACCCGAAGACACCCGCCGGGCAGTGGTAGGGGCTGCCCTGCCCGGCGGGTCTCACCCAGTCCGCAGCCCCTCCAGCCCAACAGAGAGACAGCCCCATGCCCGAGATTCCCGCCGACGTCCGCCAGCGCCATGTGGCCAACGCTGCTGATGCGCGCGAGCAGGCCAGCGAAGGCCGATACAACTTCCTGCGCAGCACATTCCGTCGCGTCAAGCCCACCCCGGCACATCCCGAGGGCGAGGTGTTCGAGATCCCGCATAAGGATCTATTTGACAGCGACCAGCAGGACCGCTGGGACGACTTGCAGGAAGAAATCCACGACTACGAACGCGAACCCGACATCACCGCGCCGAACGGCACGCTGATCGCCAAGGGCCAGCTGGTCTACCCGCACCGCTGGGCCAAGGACACCGCCAAGGGCAAGAAGGGCGAACGCGTCAAACCGTCATGGCCGGAGCGACTGGCGATCGTTCTGTGGGGCGAGGACGGCGCCAAACGGGCGAAGGCGGGTGGCGTCCTCTTCAACGAGATCGAAATCATCTGGCAGAAGCAGAAGATCGAGATGGACGAGCGGCTGCGTAACGACACCAAAAGTGGTGGCGGCGATCCTGGAGTGGCGCCAGCATCCAACTGAGATCGAATGCGACCTGTCCGACCGTGGCCGCAGCATCTTCGAGTGGCACCGCGGCACCATGTCGAGCCGCGAACTGCTCGTGCTGTTGCGCCACGCCCCCGAGCGCGGACCGTACAAAGCGGCACTGCGCGAGGGTGATTGGCCCGAGGACACGAAGATCCTCGCGGAGCTCCACAAAGAGGTCGCGCTCAACCGTGCAGGCAAGTACGCCGGTGGACAGCACGCCTACACCCCGAAGGTGTTCCTGTCTCCGGTTGAGCGGGTCAAGCACTTCAAAGAGGCGGCGGCCGTGGCGGCTTTCGAGAAGTCCGCGCGTGAGGAGCTTGAAGCAGATGTGTTCGGCGAATGAGCGAGAGGTGGTGACGCGGTGCCCATCCCAGTAGCGGTCGAGGCGCGGCCGGACCAAGGCTCGTTCAAGCGTGCCGCCGACAATATGACCCGCGTGTTCGGCGTGGCCGGCCAAGAGGCCGGCGCGTCGTTCTCGAAGGGCCTCGATGGGGGCGCGAAGGATGCGCAGAAGGCTGCCCGCACGATCGAGAAGGCGTACGACTCGGTTGCCGACGCCGCGGGCCGGACGAAGGCGGCAGAGGCGCAGCGTCAGCGGCAGGTGGAGAAGGCCAAGACGCTGGCCGATCAGTTGGCGGCGGCCGAGAAGAAGGTCGACAACGCCCGCGACTCGGGGAACGCCAAGCAGCAGGCGGCGGCCGAGCGTGAAGTGGTGCGCGTCCGCGAGCAGCTGGCCAACACGAACGCGTCCATCGTGCGCAGCGCGGAGGCGGCCGAGCGCAATCGCCGCGCTGAGATCCGGGCGACACGCGACGCCGTGTCGGCCTACCGTGAGCTCGAGTCCGCGCAGCGGCAGGCACAGTCCAGCATCTCCCGCGTCCCGCGCGGGCCGGGGTTCCTGTCGGGGTTGACGAGCCAGTCGAGCGGCATCGTCGGCCAGTTCTCGTCCATCGGCGGCGGCGCCGGCCGCGGGTTCATCGCCGGCGCGGGCGCGGTCATCCTGGGCGGCGCACTGTTCGCGCTCGGCGCGAGAGCTGCTGGCGTGCTGGCCGATGGGTTCAAGTCGGTCATGGACACCGGCCTGGGTTTCGAGCGCACGGTCAACAACTTCCGCGGCGTCACCGAGGCGTCGGAGACTGAGGCGCGCCGCATGTCGGCCACCGCGCGGCAGTTGGGTTCTGACACCACGCTGGCCGGGGCGTCGGCATCTGATGCCGCGTCGGCGATGACGGAGCTCGCGAAGGCGGGGTTCTCGGTCGACGATGCGATGAGTGCGGCGCGCGGCACGCTGCAGCTGGCGACCGCGGGG